GAAGAGGCTGACGATCCTTGGATTAAACAACTGGACAGAACATAAATAATAAAAATAAAGGATTCTTATGTCTATAAATCAGATCAACAGAGAGCCAGATTATTCAGACCTTGATTTGGATTTTCTTATGAATCCATCGACGAATGATGTGTCGATTAAATCAGGCAATGAAGCGATTAAGCGTTCGATTAGAAATTTGATTTTCACCAACTTCTATGATCGTCCTTTTCAGTCATACATTGGTTCCGACGTAAGAGCATTACTATTTGAGCCTACCACATCGGCTACTCAATTTCGTTTAGAAAAGATTATCAGAGTTTGCATTGAAAACTTTGAACCAAGAGTTAGACTAACTGGCGTCACCGTATCATATGACGAAGATGAATATGGTTTCAATGTTAGATTAGAATACATTATTCTCAATAGAAATGAGCCTGTATTAACAACAATGTTCCTTGAAAGGATTCGATAACTATCATGGCAACTTCAAACAATACACTTAAAGTTGCAGACCTAGACTTTTTATCTATTCGCAACAATCTTAAAGATTATCTTCGCAGCCAGAGCACCTTTCAGGACTATGACTTTGAAGGTTCTGGTATGTCTGTATTGCTGGACATTCTGGCATATAACACATACTATAATGCCTTTTATTTGAACATGGCTGCTAATGAATCATTCCTTGATACGGCTCAGATCCGAAATAATATCCTTTCACATGCTAAGTTGGTTAACTATGTGCCTATGTCTAAACAAGGTGCTACAGCAAAGATCAATGTTATCGTCACACCAGGTCCATCAGAGGATCAGGACGCCACTTATATTACACTAGACAAGTGGACGAATTTTATCGGTGCAGATATTAATCAAGTAAACTTTCCATTTGTGGCGCTTCATTCTAATGTAGCCTATAAGACTGGTGGTTCTTTTACATTTACCAACGTTAGTATCAAGCAGGGTGAAGTTGTTACTCGCCAGTTTCCTGTTACAGCAAACTCTGGAACAAGATTTCAGATTCCTTCAGGTAACGTGGACACATCAACATTAATCGTTAGTGTTCAGGAATCAGCATCAAACACACAGACAACCATTTATACACTGGCCGATAACTTCATTGAACTAAGAAGTAACTCCACAGTTTATTTCGTTGAGGAAGATCACGATCTAAAATATACCATCTATTTCGGTGATAACTACATCGGAAAAAGACCAGCTAATGGAAACATTGTCCAAGTAACTTATCTCGATACTGTAGGTGCTAAGTCAAATAACATCACCAAGTTTTCTGCTACAGATGGCGATGGTATTTCTGGCTTTAAGACCAATGTTAGAATTACTCTGGTTGAAGCATCTACCAACGGCACAGAAAAAGAAACCGACGATCAAATTAAGTTCCGTGCGCCAAACTATTACACCACACAAAATCGTGCCGTAACTAAATCAGATTATGAAGCACTAATCACAAAAGATTATCCATTTATTGAGGCGGTTTCTGTATGGGGAGGTGAAGAAAACATTCCACCAATCTATGGCAAGGTATTCGTCTCACTAAAGACAAAGGGTTACTTTACTCTTACCAACCTTGAAAAGGAAGAGATTAAAGATAATCTGATTAAAAATCGTAACGTTCTAACAGTTGAGCCAGAAATTATTGATCCAGAATATGTCTTCGTTATTGTTCGTGGAAAGATTAGATACAATCCTAATCTAACAACCAGAACAAGAGGACAACTCGAAACGATCATTAAAGAGGCTATCTTCAACTACGCCACAACGGAACTATACACATTTAAATCAACCTTTAAACTGTCCAAGTTACAAAGCTATATTGAACAGTCGGAGCCATCGATAACATCTTCTGATATTGATGTTTTCCTACAGAGAAGACAGAAGATAGAAATCGGTGATAGAAATACATATAATATCAGTTTCAATACACCATTGAGAAAAGGTGACTATAATTTCAAACTATACAGCTATCCAACAATGTCTGTAAGAGATACAGCAAACATTCTAAGAAGCGTATATGTTGAAGAAGTACCTGAGTCTTATACTGGTATTGATTCAATCGAAATTCAATCACCTGGTATTAACTATACAACGGGAACTGTCGTTACTATAACAGGCGATGGCACAGGCGCAGAAGTCGCTGCTACAATTGTTAATGGTAGAATAGCCAAAGTTGAGATTACTAATCCTGGTATCAATTACACCAGAGCGTTTGTCACTGTCACAGACGAAAGTGGATTTGGTGCTATCTTAAATGCTAAGTTGAGATCAACTGTTGGAACACTCAGAACATATTATTATAAGACAAACGGTGAAAAGGTCATTGTCAATGATAGCGCAGGAACTATCGACTATGCAACAGGAAAAATAACTCTAGATTCTATAAATGTGGTTTCTATGCCATCTAATGATTTCTATGATCAGGACGTTCTTACAGTAAACGTTATTCCTGAGCAAGGAGTTATTGAGCCTCTCAGAAATCGTATTCTTGCTATTGATACAAATAACATTCAGGCTATTCAGCTAGAACTAATCCCAGAGACAGCATGAGTTCAAATAATAAAACCTCAGTTCTAATTAAATCACAGGTACCAGGTTTCGTTAGAGACGAACACGGCCGCTTTGTTGAGTTTTTGGAATCATATTACAAGTATCTTGAACAAGATGGAAACTTGTCATATGTGACAAAGAACTTTCCAAGATTTCTGGACATTGATGAGATTAGTGAAGACATTCGACTAGATGCCATATTAGGCGAAGAGCATTATCTTGAAGAAGAAAACGACTATCATGCGTTTCTCCAAAAATTGTATGATAACTTTACCGCTCTTATTCCCGACAGTATTCTTGCTGATAAGGTCACATTACTAAAGCACGCCAAAGAGTTCTATAGGGCACGTGGTTCAGAAAAGTCTGTCCGCTTCCTAATGAGAGCATTATATGGCGAAGAGATTGAATTTTATTATCCAAAGAACGATATTCTCCGTGCATCTGATGGTAAGTGGTTCGTTGAAAGATCACTAAACGTTAAAGACTTTGCTGTTAATAACGTGGCAAATTCTTCCGCATTCACTTTGTTTCGTGGAAGAACAATTAGAGGTGCCACATCAAACTCAACTTGTACCGTAGAAGCTGTTGATCAGTATTACGATAACGGAACACTAGTAACAGAACTTAAAATATCTGCCGTTGAGCAAGACTTTGAAAACGGCGAGCAAATCTTTACTTTCTTTGAAGAAAACGGACAAGTAAAGCATCTATCTTGTAATCTGTTTTCTGGTATTATTATTTCAGCAACAGTTAGCGTTCCTGGATCAGGCTATGTTCAAGGCGCTCTTGTGCCTGTCGAAAGTGGTAATTCTGGTTCAGGTGGTCAAATTATCATTTCAAAAGTGGCGAAAGCAAATCTTGAGGGTAAGATTAAATCCGTTAACGTAGTTCTCCCTGGTGCTGGTTTTCGTGTAAATGATCCACTTCTATTCGTTGGAGGTGGTGGTAAGAATGCGGCTGCCATAATTTCATCTGTTAATAATGACGAAACATTCCATCCTGCGAACTATAGTATTGTTGGTACTAGAATTATTGATCTTGCCAACACAGTTATTGCCAATACACTAAATGTAAATCAGAATCAATCCTACTCTGGTCTTTCAAATGTGTATATCAATACGTCCAATCTGACAATCAATACAGGCATCGGTGCAGCTAATGTCGTTAATCTTAACCGTTGGGTAAGTAACTCGAATGTGTATTTTGAAACTGGTGATTATCTACTGACAAATAACGAATACGTTATGATTACCAGCAGTAATATTATTTCAAACGTCATTACTGTTACTCCAGCTTTGAGTGCTAATCTATTACAGAAATCATTTATTGTATATAAGAAGCCAAATGCCAACACAACAATGGCAAACTCATTGATCTTCTGGACATATGACAACTGCGGACCTATTGTTGCCACTCAGATTACCAATCAAGGCTTTAATTATTTTGAACTGCCTACAGTGGACGCTTTGTCAAATACATTTGTTCGTTCACTTGGTATTCTTGGCCGTATGGAAATCATCGATGGTGGTCTAGGTTATCAACAAGGAAACGTTATTGAGTTCATTAATCGATATGGAGATTATGGTGAAGGTGCCAACGCTGTTGTTACGCTAGTTGATGCTAATGGAACTATTCAGCAAGTAGCATTTTATCCAAGAGATGGATACGATGAAGGCGGAGCTGGCTATTCAATGTCAGCGTTGCCAAGAGCCAATGTTGTAACAACTACTGGTAACGGTGCCAATATTATGGTAACTGCTATTATTGGTGAGGGTGAACTACTCGAAGCAACTTCTAACGTCATCGGATCTATTGAAAGACTTAAGGTTCTATCTGGCGGTGCTGGTTATCTAACTGCTCCTACAATCAATCTACAGTCACAGGGCGATGGTACCGCACAAGCGTTTGCTAATATCGTTACAGGTATTTACACCTATCCTGGCAGATATATTAATGACGATGGTCATCTATCTGGATATAACTTCCTACAGGATAGAGATTATTATCAGCCATATTCATATGTTATTAAGTCCGATGTTTCGCTAAACAAATATAGAAAGCCAATCAAAGAACTTTCACATCCTGCTGGCATGATCTTGTTTGGTCAGCATCAATACAAGGATCAGACACAGCAAAATGTGTCATCTAATGTATTGAATAGCTTTGTAACATCCGATACAGTATATAATAATCTGATTGCCAAGTTTAGCACATCAAATGCATCTAGTTATACACCACTATCTACTTACACATATCTAACATTTGATAAGAGAACTGGTTTAAGTAATACAACAGCAAATCTAGGCAATGTTCTGTATAATACACAGAATGTTTGGTATAATGCTGCCAATACTTCCCAGAGAGCTAACGTTAGAGGCAATACCTACTTTACTGCTTCTGGTCTGGAACTACAGGGCATTTATTCTGTTGGTAATGCTACAATGCAGCACGCCAACACATTGAATGTTGCTAATGTCATGACTGTTTCTGTATGGATCAATCAGTCGAATACAAATTCACTGAAAACAATTGTTTCGAAATATACAGCAGCTAGAGGATTTGATATTCATATGAGCGGCGGCATACCTCAAATGTATGTCAGACCTTCAACTACTAATAATACATTGACACTTTCTACAACAGGTATTGCCGCTTCCAATGCATGGCAGCATGTTGTGTTTACATATGATGGTGTTAATATCAGAGGTTATTCTAATGGTGTATTCAAAGGAGTATCAGCAGGCATTGCCAATGGTGCTACAGATTCCACAGCTAATATGATCATTGGTGCATTTCCATCTACCAATAATTACACCTTCGAGGGTAAAATTGCCTCTGTTGAAATCTATAATAAGATGCTTTCAAATACCGAAATACAAACACTGTTCAACAAAGATCGCCGCAGATTTGGCATATAAATAGTCTAAAGAGAGAAAATAATGGCATCAGTTCGTTCCAAAGACCTTGGCATATTCGTAGCAAAACAGTTTCGTGAATCTGTTTCGGAGCCGTCTAGTTCAAATCTATATCTAACATTTGGTAGATCATTTTCTTGGACAAACGATTCAAATCCACCTCAGGCAAATACTTCCGAAGCATCTGTTTATGATGTTTGGAGAAACATGATTGGTGGAAAGCGTATTACAGGCAACGATATTAGACATGTTGTTCCTCGTTTTAACTGGACTAATAACACTGTTTATACTGCTTATTCTGATTTAGCTGACTCCAAAGATTATAAAAATGCCAATACAGCTTTTTATGTTCTCACCGACGAGTTCAATGTTTATAAATGTATTGCTAATAACTATGGCACTGCCTCTATCACAAAGCCTACTTCCACAAATCCTGTAGGACAGTTTCAGACATCCGATAAGTATGTGTGGAAATATATGTATTCTATTTCTGCCGAAGATCAGGAAAGATTTCTAACTGATTCTTTCATGCCTGTTAAAACTATTGTCACAGACGACAATACTCTCCAATATCAGGTACAAGACAACGCCGTTGATGGAGCTATTCACGATATCATATTAGTAAATCGTGGAGCTGGTTATACATCTAATAATATCACGGTCAATATTACTGGTGATGGTCTATTCGCTAACGCAAGAGCCATAAGAAATACTGTTACATTTCAAATTGACAGCATTCTAGTTGACAGTAAGGGTTCAGGATATACTTTTGCTAACGTAAGAATTACAGCCAATTCGGGCGCTGGCGCAAATGCTAGAGCAATTATTAGTCCGCCTGGTGGTCATGGAGCGGATCCTCTTTATGAACTAGGTGGTTCATACTTGATGATCGACACTAAGATAAACAATAGAGAAGGTGGTGTTCTAACTGTCGCCAATGATTACAGACAGGTGGCTATCATTGAAAATCCATTTGTTTTTGCTTCAACAAATACCATCTCAAATACTGTTGTTTCGCAACTGACCGTTCTATCAATGGCTGAAAGTTCATCTACAACAAACTATCAGGAAGATGAATTAGTATATCAAGGTTCAACTTTAGCAAATGCAACATTCAAAGGCACTGTTGTTGAATGGGACTTTGCTAATTCAAAACTTAAACTATCAAACGTTGTTGGAACGCCATCATCGGATTTGATTACAGGTAATACCACAACCACTACAAGATATGTTAGTTCAATTCTACAACCCGATATGGAACCATATACTGGAAAACTTTTATATATAGATCATATAGTTCCTATCGAACGTTCAATAGACCAGAACGAAGATTTTAAAATTCTACTAAGTTTCTAAGGGAAAGAATAGAAAATGGCAAATACTGCTAATGTTACGGCGCTGACCACAGACTTCAATGTAACACCATACTACGACGATTATGATGCCACAAAGGGTTTCTATCGTATTCTATTTAAGCCTGGCTATGCGGTTCAGGCAAGAGAACTGACGCAAATTCAGACAACTCTGCAGGATCAGATTCAGCGTTTTGGTCGTAACATTTTCAAAGACGGCACAATTGTCATTCCCGGTGCTTTCTACCTAGAAACTAATGCTGGTCTAACAGCAGGTCGTGCAGCCCGTTATGTTAAAGTTCTAGATACAGATTCCAATGGCAATACTGTCAGTATGGCTGCTTGGGAAAACTTTATCTACCAGGGCAAACAAGCAGGTAATACAAGAGTTGAACTTCGTGGTCTAACTAGTAACATTACCGCACAGCTTATTCAAACTCTAGATGGCGTTGAGTCATCTCAAAATACAAAAACAATTTATGTTGCTTACACCTCAGCATCTACATCTAATGCTACAAATAAAGTATTCCAAGCTGGTGAAACTCTAAGAGCAAATATTGGTAATACACCATATACACTAGTCGTTCATAATACCGATCCTGCTCCTACAGGATTTGCTTGTCGTTTTGCCATTTCTGCTGGTGTTCTATTTGCCAAAAATCACTTTATTGCTTTCCCAGATTCATCTATTATTGTTAATAGATATAACGCCAATCCAACAGCAAGAGTTGGTTTCTACATTTCCGAAGAGATTGTTAATGCTTCTGGAGATTCTTCACTACTTGATCCTGCACAAGAAGCATCAAACTTCTCTGCACCTGGTGCTGATCGTCTAAGACTAAATCCAGAACTATCCGTAGTAGG